TCCTTTAGCCTACAACAACCCAGTTTGAGCCGTTAGATACCGTCACAGTCACACCGTTATCCACCGTAATCGTTCCAGCCGATAGCCCATTGTCCCCAGACGCAATCGTATAGCTCGTCGATACAGTCGCCTTGTTCACAAAGATACCGTTATCTGCCCTCGGTACACTCGCCGATAGTTCACCCGTACTCGGCTTGTATAACAACTTTGCGTTAGACGTATAGAGATTCTCAGCAATGCCTGACGTTGCACCGGCAAATACAGGGTAAAGATTGGTGGCGGTTGCCGTGTCATTCGACAACGTAGAACCGCCAATCGATTTCCACGAAGGGGACGAGCCACTGTAGCCTTCAAATGCATTGGTGGTTGTGTTGTACCGGATCATGCCAGTCACAGAGGTGCCCGGCTGTTGGCCCGTTGTACCTTTCGGCACAATAATGGCATCCGTACTGCTACCAATATCCAACTGCGCTGCAGGCGTGGTCGTCGCAATACCTACCAAACCAGAAGCATTAATCACAAACGGCGTTGAATCCGGATTGGCCGCATCCTCCACCAAAAGCGCATTACCCGACCCCGTCTGCGTTACCCGCAAAGCCGTTGTAGAGCCACTTGCCGTAATAACCGCTTCGCCCGATACCGTAAACTTATTACTTGGGGTAGTCGTGCCTACGCCAACATTGCCCGTTGCATCCACCACAAACGGCGAAGCATCTGGGTTCGCACTATCCTCCACGAGGATCGAGTCACCAGAACCCAATTGCGTTACACGCAGCGCAGGGGTCGCCGAATTGGCGGAAACAATCAAACTGCCACTAAAAGCGGTCAAAGACGATGCGACGTTTGTGCCATCCGCAAACACCATCGTTGTGGTACCCGCGAGAACTGTAACGCCCGTGCCTGCCGCTGTTGTATTACCGATAACCGTGGAACAGTAAATCGTCGCGTCATACGCGCTCGAGTTCCGAATCACATAGAACTTTTCCGCAGGAGGCGCATAGACATTAAAAGCAGCAGAGGTTGTGGTGGTCAAATTAATGACCATGTTGCGTGACTGGTCCGATGCACCATCCACCGCCGTCAACGCTTGGTTGGCTGAAGTAACACTAACTGACACATACCCTGATATGGCATCTTCAATCAACGTGCCAAGGTTGGTGTTAGTCGTCGTACCCCATGTGCCCGACTGCTCCCCCGTACCAATTAATTCAATACGAAGATTCGGTGAATATGTACTAGGCATCGTCTATTCCTTACATGCTTGTGTCTACTTCCTGCCATGCAGGAGCCTGCGTATTTGCAACATCCGTCCAGCTAGATCCCTGTGTATTGCTTACATCCTGCCATCCCGGAGTCTGCGTATTTGCAACTTCCGCCCATGCCTCAGCTTGAGCATTGTTAACATTCTGCCATCCCGGGGTTTGACTGTCATCCACCGGCTCCCATAAAAGTCTGCGGGTAACCGTATCTTGTGCTTCGGCGGATTCCAAAATAGATGCGAGGAACGCGGCCGAGGCACTGGAAACATCTTGCCCAGTTACTAACTCTTGTATAGACGCAAAGAACTGCGCCTGCGCGGAAACCGCGACCGATCCTGCTGCTGATTCAGAGACCGAAGCGTTCATCTCAACTAATGAGGAAACCGCATCCTGTCCTGAACTTGACTCTACTACCGATGCCCCATATTCAACAAGAGCATTTATCGCATCCGAAGCACCTGCGTCTTCTGCGATCAACGAATAATACACCGCGCCACTGCTTATAACCTCTGATACCGTGGCACTTTCTGCCACCACCACCGCAAATACCGCCTGTGCCGCGCACTGTTCCGATCCCGCTGCGCTTTCCGAAACATTGCAAGCAAAATTCACAAGGGCACTTACCTGCTCCGAACCCTGCGCCTGCTCCGCTACCGCACAACCAAACTGCGCCTGTGCCGCCGTTGTTTCAGATCCAGTTGCAGACTCACTGACCGCAACGCCATATATCACCTGTCCTGCCACCGTCTCCGATGCTGTTACTATTTCGGAAACAGCCGAAGCGTAAACAACATTCGAGCTTGGGGTATCTAGCGCAGACGCGGTATCAGAGGCTGTGCGGTCATATACTGAACACCCCCAGCCTGCCTGCCCCCATGTACCACTGCTCCATCCACCCTCGGGCACACCTTACCCCGCCGTCAATTGGTCTTCCTCAAACCACCGCTGCTGTTCCACCCCTGACGCATCTGTCCACGAAATAAGGTACGAGATAACCCCGTCCTCATTCATCCGCATCGCAGTAATCGGCCCCGATGGAACTGTTACCTTTACCGATACAACATCACCTTTTTTGAACGCTGCCATGCCTGTCTCCTTATGCCGCATCAAGGCTGAACGTATACGTCACATTCAACACATCGCCGGAAACCACTGCACGATCCCCCGGAGATTGGAAATCAGAGGCGGAAAACAACACGCCCGATGTGCCCGTAGCCACAGAACACAAAAATGCCCCGGCAATCGTGGTCGTGCCATTCATTGTGAACTGAGAAGGCGAGGCGCTATTGGTAATGACCGAGGGGTCTGCGGTAGTTGCCGCGCCAAAAGTCACCGCCTTACGGTTGCCTGTGTAAGCCGTATCCTCGGTCCACCCAATATGAGAAGCAAGCGTATCGCCCGCAGCAAATGAGGTACCAGACGAAGGACCTTGAACCAGACCAAGATACCAAGCAGCGGTATACCCCGAACCGCTAAAGTACTTGTCATTCATATCCTTCAAGCCTTCGTTAACCACTAAGTTCGGGAACTCTTCCGTCCATTTATGGTTACCGTCCTTATCAAGGCATTCCATGCGGAAGACTCCAGCCGCTCTTGCTCTGGAAGAGACTTCCGCTTTTCTTTCCACGACGCAGGAAACTGCATCATTTGCATGTGATTTTTCGAATTGCATGATGTGCCTCTACACTAATTTAATCAAAGCAAAAGTTGGGTTATCCGCTGGAAGGTCCAACACAAAATTTTCATTGACCGTTGTTTGATTCATCCCAAAATTCAACACAAACATCGCCTTATTGGCTTTGCTGCTGTTATAAATCAATGCGCCAGCCGTTGTAAACGAAGTTCCTGCCCATGTAGGATTATCAAAGCTTACATAAGCAATTCCGTTACCTTGGTTTACCGTCACATTTGTCAGCGTCAGGCCGCCTGCTGTATACCCCGTCCCAGATACCTCATTAGTCGTTGAATACACCGTGGTATCCGGCCCTAACGTCGCCAAACTCGTGTACAAAGCAATCTTTAATACATCCGTGTCGAGGTCGTGTTCGCCCAACAGCAATTGCCGCTTGAAGCTTGTTGTCCATGTTTGCGTGATTGCCATTAGCGCACCGGATACTTGACTTGACCATCACGATACGTATCGCCACGCTGCTTACCATCACCAAGCTGCTTCAACAGCGACAACGCCTCTTTGTACTTTGTGTCATACACGGCCATCAAGTCCTGCTCACCTTTCATGAACGTGTATGCCTCTACCAAACTTCCATACAACAAAACAGAATCAAAGTTATCCCCAAGCCATGTTGTACTGGCCGTAACTATTGACTCTGGATAGTAGTAATAGTGCAATTCAACATCATATGCCTGATCTGGCGTAGGCCCAAGAATCAAAGATAACTCAGTCTCAAGATTGATCAATGGGCCAAAAATTCCATAATATTTTGGAAGTGCTTCGTAACTACCCGACGGATAAACTTCACGAATGAAGTTCACATCTTTATTGATCAAGTAATGGTAGTCGTTATCGTCATCAATTACGGCCAACGAATACACCGATAAAAAATCACTGGGGGTAGTTAAATATTTGTTTCCAGAAGTCAGTGTGCCTTCGACATTTTTACGAAGGTTGGCCAATTGAACAGTGTTGTAAATACGCTGCTCAGCCTGACGCACAATCGTGCTAAGTTGAGTCGAAGAGAACTCGTTCTCCGTGTAGTCTTGAATAGCGTCGGTCAGTTCTGTGTAATTCATGATATGACCACCGTTACATTGTTCAAAACACCCGCTGCCGTTAATGGCTTTGCTATTGGGGCAGGTTGCATCCCTATTGATGCAATCGCAGAATCCCCACCCTGCCAAACCGATACCCGGACTGTAGAAATCACATCTGGGCGCGGCTCATACACAGCAATCGGCTCGTTAATCCCACGCTTTGGCTCAAGTTGTGGGTGCTTTGGCTCATAGCACTCCTGACAAACCTTAAACCCCGTCCATTCCTTCTTCAGTTCATTCAGCTTGAACCGCTGACCGCACTGATCACATATAGCTAACGAGTATTTGCCTGTTGCATACCCCGCCATATCAATATCCTATGTCAGGCGTTAAATACACACTAGCAATATCTCGGTCTTCCTGTGCCGCACGAGCAAATTCTTCCTCATATAACTGCTTCAACATTACTGTTCTATCTGGCGCTTTTTTCAAAGACAAGTAATACGCCAACCCTGCCGCCAAACAAGGCAAAAATCTGAAAACTATATCTGCTGTATTTGTATATGCCCCAACATCTTCGATACGACGAACAGCGTAATACCGGAAGATGTACGGCTCCGAGTTATCTGGAGCCGGATAAACAAAAAGCTTTGGGCTGCTTGTACGTTGAACGTAATACTGCGCAGGACGCGCTGGCGTGTTCTTATCAGGTAAGTGCAGGTATTCGTTCTGACTAATGCGGTCAATCGTAATATCTTGCTGCGTCTGACCAGACCCCGTACGAATTACCGCAGATAAGACATTAACGGTGTCCGAAGGCAGGGTATATTCCGCCTGACCAAACACCATAGTTACCTGACGTTGCTCAATCGTCCACAGATTAAGCCCACGGTTCGCCCACTCCAGAAACAACAAATTCAAAGACCGACGAGCGGTCTTCATATCGTAGCCGTCGCGATTTTCTAACCCGCAACGCTCATACGCCTCTTCAATTAGATCATCAAACTCTAAATTGAAGGTGGTTGTTCCGGAGGTTGCCATTTAGCATCCTTTTTTCTTGGCCATTCCGCCCGAAGCATACTTAGTACCCTTCGAACCACCAAACC